TACCAGCGGCACTACTCGCTGAAATGCGTCAACCACACGCCAAGGCGAAGAACATTCGTCGCTGTTCCCGAATCGTCGTCACACCAGACTTCCAAGGACTCGGCCTCGGCCGTGTATTCCTCGACACTCTCGGAGCCGCATACCGGCACGAACGAGAACGCTTCACCATCACAACCTCACACCCCGGCATGATCGCAACACTAAACCGTTCACAGAACTGGGCAATCACGCACAAAGGCAGAACACAACAACACGTCATGGGCGCCAAGACACTCAACACAAACATCCAATACGCAGAAACAGGCCGCAAACTCACCACATACCAGACCAGACGCACCATGGCCTTCGAGTACGCAGGCGACGCCAGCTCGGACTATCACGATCAACTACTGGGCAACACAAGCTGTGAACACTAGGCTGTGAACATGGCAGGAGGACAAACACCCGCTCTCACGCCGGAAGTTGCTGACAAGTATCGCAAAGTTGTTCAGCTGAAAACCGCTGGCGCAACGTTCGACGAAATCGCTGACCAGGTTGGCTATTCTTCACGCTCTGGCGCAAAGATGGCCTATGACCGAGCGTTGAAATGGTGGGGTCGAGAGAGCGTTGACGAGCTGCGAACTGTTGAAGGTGAACGTCTTGAACAGCTCTGGCGCAAGCTGTTTGCACGAATTTTGGCTGACGGCCAGCTCGACGTGGGCGAAATAGCGCTCTTGGTCAACTCGGCCTTGCGTGTTTCGCAACGCAAATCGGCACTTTATGGCCTGGATGCGCCCCGGCAAGTCGAAGTTGCCGGTCAAGACGGTCAACCAATCATCACTGATATCGGCGAAATGCTACGAGAACGCATGGAAGAAGCGCAGAGAGCCACAAGCAACGGTGCTGCACAACCACTCAATGGGCTACCGAAAGCGTCTGAGAACGGCGTACAGAACGGTCTGAGCGCAAATGACGACGATAGAGACTGAGATATCGCTGTGGCAGCAGCTGAATCAGCTGCCCAAAGAAGCCCGTCAGCTGGTTATCGAGAATCTGAGCGATTTCGAGAAAGCGGCCATACTCAATTCGTGGGAAGTTCATCGCCGGCCAGCTCAAGCCACGCCACCAGGCAATTGGCGAATTTGGCTGATCTTGGCCGGTCGTGGCTGGGGCAAGACTCGAACTGGAGCTGAATTTATACGGGAGCAAGTAAACACAAGCTCGGTTGGGCATATTGCTCTGGTCGGACCGACAGCTGCTGATGTTCGAGACACCATGATCGAGGGCGAATCCGGGCTTCTCGGCATATTTCCTCCGGGTCAACGCCCCCGGTACGAACCATCGAAACGGCGCGTCACATTCCACAACGGAGCTGTGGCTTCAGCGTTTTCAGCTGATGAACCAGACCGGTTACGTGGCCCAAACCATGATTTGGCCTGGGCCGACGAGCTGGCTGCTTGGAGATACCCAGAAGCGTGGGACATGCTCATGTTTGGCCTGCGTATTGGTGACATGCCCCGAGCTGTTGTAACCACCACGCCAAAGCCAATACCGCTAGTACGTCAGCTCTTAGCCATCGAGGACCAATCGGTGATCACCACCACCGGATCGACATTCGACAACCAGGCAAATTTGGCCAGCTCATTTCTCGACGAAATCACCAGCCGATACGAAGGCACTCGACTCGGCCGGCAAGAACTCTATGCAGAAGTGCTTGACGATGTTGAGGGAGCGCTTTGGAACAGAGACAACCTAGAAGAATTAAGGGTTTCAGCTACGCCAGAGCTTGAACGAGTCGTTGTTGCGATTGACCCGGCAGCTGGTTCTAAAGCGGCCAACGCTGAAACAGGCATCGTTGTTGCCGGTATCGGAGCCGACGGCCACGGGTATGTTCTCGATGACCGGTCAATTCGAGGCACACCAAACGATTGGGGAACAGCGGCCATCGCTGCATATCACGCAAACAAAGCAGATCGCATTGTCGCAGAAGCAAACCAAGGCGGCGATATGGTGCTTCATACGCTGAGAACAGTGGATCTGAACGCTCCCGTGAAGATGGTTCACGCAAGTCGAGGCAAACGAACTCGAGCCGAACCGGTGGCGGCTCTGTATGAACAAGGCCGTGTGCATCATTTGGGCTTTCATGGCGAGCTGGAGGACCAGCTCTGTTCTTGGGTACCAGATCAATCGGCCTCACCAGATCGTTTGGATGCCCTAGTCTGGGCGTTGACGGAACTGATGATCAGTGGGCCGAAAGAAGCACCAGCGGTGGTGCCGTTCTCGATGACAGCGCCCTCGAAATGGAGATTGTGATGAAAGTGTTTTCGTTTGGAGGCGGCGTTCAATCAACAGCTGCTTTGGTTTTAGCTGGTCAAGGAAAGATTGATTATTCAACGTTTCTGTTTGCTGATACGGGTGACGAACACCCTGAAACGTACGAGTATTTGAACGAAGTCCACATTCCCTACGCAGAAGCACATGGTCTTGAAATCATCACACTCAAAAAGACCTGGAAAGACGGCTCTCAATACTCAATTCTGGAACACATAGATCGCTTACCTTCAGCGATTCCCATTCCGGTTTATCTCGGCGAAGAACGTATGCCGTGGCGAAGGCATTGCACGCACGACTGGAAAGTTGACGTGATTGACAAATACTTGAAGAAACAAGGCGCAACGGAAGAAGAACCAGCTGAATGCGGTATGGGCATTTCAGTGGATGAGATTCAGCGAGCGAGAGATAGCAGAGTTCCGTTCAAAGTTCTGGAGTACCCGTTGCTTGATTTAATGCTGCGACGACGTGATTGCCGAGACATCGTGAACGACGCAGGACTACCGCCGGCACCACGTTCGGCCTGTTATTACTGCCCCTATCACTCCACTGACTATTTCCGAGATCTCAAAGAACAGCAGCCAGTTCTCTTTGCACAAACAGTTGAACTAGAAGCTGAACTTTCCAAGAGAGCCGAAAAACACTTCGGTCGAACAGCAACTTTGTGGCGTAAAGGCAAGCTCGCCGAGCTAGATGATCAGCAGCGCTTTGACTTTGAAGGAGATGGACCAGAGGATTGTGATTCTGGTCATTGTTTTCTTTGATTGTGACGGTTTGGTTGCGCTACAACAGCACCAAACCGCTTACGGCTAAGGTCGTAACCAGTTCGTAACGGAGGATCAGCATGGCTGTCGACGAGGGTTTCAAACGCACAATCGGCAAAGCCAAAGCATCCTCAACAGACTTTATGGAAGTCGGCACGTCTGGCCTGGTTCAATACGGCGGCAAAGTGCAAGAGGACTTTCTGCGTCAGCTGCAAGGCCGGCAAGGAGTTGCCAACTACCGAGAAATGGCTGACAACGATCCCGTAGTGGGAGCCATTCTGCACGCAGTCGAAATGATGATTCGAGGCGTTGACTGGTCAATTGATGCCAGCGATATCAATGATCCTGTGGCAGCCGACTACGCCGAATTTGTGGCGAGCTGCTTGAGTGATATGTCTCAAAGCTGGGATGAAACGCTCGGAGCAATTCTGTCGTTCTTGACATACGGCTTCAGTGTTCACGAAATCGTTTACAAGCGACGTGAAGGTTCAGGCGGAGACAGTCCGAGCCGGTACAACGACGGTCTGATTGGCTGGAAGAAGCTACCAATACGAGGCCAATCAACGATTTACGACTGGGACATTGACGCGAACGGCGGCATTCACGGAGTCACTCAGCAACAAGTTCTGGGTGAAACATTCGGCAGAAACAACGTGTTCATACCGATTGAAAAAATGTTGCTGTTTCGAACAAGCACCAAATACAACGATCCTCGTGGCCGGTCGGTGCTGCGAAACGCTTTCGTGCCTTGGTATTACAAAACAAAGATTCAAGAGATCGAAGCCATCGGCATTGAACGAGATCTCGCTGGTCTACCGGTAGCGATGGTGCCACCACAGCTGTTGAGCGATAACGCAACAACCGCTGAATCATCAGCTCTGGACGCAATCAAACAGCTCGTTCGAAACATCAAACGTGACGAACAAGAAGGCATTGTCTTTCCCCTGGCCTACGATCCCGACACTGGCAATCTCGCATACGACTTGAAGCTGCTGTCAACTGGTGGCCGCCGGCAATTTGACACAAACGCAATCATTCAGCGCTACGACCAGCGAATTGCCATGTCGATCCTGGCTGACTTCATTTTGTTGGGTCATCAAGCAACTGGCACGCAGGCTCTGTCGGTCTCGAAGATTGAATTGTTCATCAGCTCGCTTTCGGCCTGGCTTGACGCAATAACTGAAGTATTCAACGCCTACGGCATTCCTCGACTCATTCGAATTAACGGAATGGATGAAACAAAAATGCCCGAGCTTAATTACACGCCACCCAAAAACATTGACCTGGGTGCGCTCGGTACGTTCATCAATCAGCTGTCTGGAGCTGGCGCACCGCTATTCCCAGACGAGAACCTCGAAAACTATTTGCGGCAATCAGCTGGTTTACCAGCTCAAGAAGCAGAGGATGTCTAGTCGACGACGTGATGCCATACGCATAACCGCTGGTCGTCACGTTCTTAAACGCATACCGGTCAATGGTGGTAGCAACCGGACAGCTGCCGGAGCGCGTCAAACAGCTGCCCGAAACGTGGTGCATACGCAGAGCGTCATCAAGCGAGGCCGCAAGGATCCAGCGGATCGAAAGACCGGCGATCCTCGATTAAACGTCAGAGAAAAACAGATTGCTCGATTGGTTACGGTGGCCTACGAGACACTCCCAACAGACATCATCGTTGAAGGCTTAACGGTTCCCGGCGGTGGCACGTTTGCCCTAGATATTGCGGTTCATATGGCTGAGTTTGAACCATTGTTTGCTGAGGTTTTACTTGACCAGCTTGACGAAACTGGCTTTGTTGAGTTCAACGACGTGCGAGAACAAGTCGTTCGGCATCTGCGAAACGTTGGCAAAGCTGTTGAAACAGAGCTTCCATCACAGTTCGCAGCAAAACAGATCTTCGGGCAAGCATCACCAACAGCTCTGAAATGGGCGCAAAACGAATCAGCTCAGCTGATGGCGAAAACGATGACCGGTGAACAAGTCAAAGCTGTGCGAGCCGTGATAGGTGCAGCGTTTAGTGATGGTCTGACAAGCGCACAAACAAGCAGCAAGTTGATTGAGATTCTGCAAGAGATACCCGGTCCACCTATTGCTGGCATGGCTCCGTTCGCTAACTCAATCAAGGGTTTGACAGAACCGTGGGCAATGGCTGTGTATCACCGAGCTGAGAAACTCGCTGATGCCGGCAAAGATTTGGTTGAAGTCATCGCAGACGCTGACAAATACGGTGCAAAGCTGCGACGTTCAAGGGCGAAGATGATCGCTCGAACCGAAATCATGCGAGCCAGCAATCAAGGCAAACAAGAGTCGTACAACCAAATGGCTTCAGCTGGTTTGCTTCAAAGCAGCGCCAAGAAGATCTGGACCACTGGTCGCTTTGACGTGTGCGACATATGCACGCCAATGAACGGCCAGATGGTTGGCATCAAAGAGAACTTCTCAATTGGTTATCAGGGAAATCCGCCAGCGCACCCCAACTGTCGATGCACCACAGAAATTGTGCCAAACACCAAGGATTATGCGCTCCCTGAGTCGCTCGGTACCGGTCTGCCTGGTTCACCGCTGCAAATCAAACTTGACCCAGTGAGCTTGCCCAGTGGCGTTCCACCCAAAATTAAGCTGCCCTCAGCTCCAACGATTACAACGCCAGCTGCGCCAACTCCGCCGGCACCACCACCGGCAACTGCGACAG